CTATGGGGCAATTGTTAAGTCATTAATGGATGAGGGCGCACAGTTGGGTGTCTCATCTCGTGGTATGGGTTCTCTTAAAACAAATAAACAAGGTGTAGCTGAAGTGCAAGGTGATTTCTACTTGGCTACTGCTGCGGATATTGTTGCTGATCCATCTGCGCCAGATGCCTTTGTAAATGGTATTATGGAAAGCAAGGAGTGGGTTTGGGAAAACGGCGTTATTCGTGAAGCGCAGATCGCCGACTATCAAACAGACATTAAAAAAGCTTCTCGCCATGAATTGGAAGAGGCAAAATTGAACGTATTTAAAGACTTTTTATCTAAACTTTAAATTATTATAAATATATGGTAATATGAGATAACTACTTTACAGAGGAGTAATCCAATGGATAACGAAAACAAAATTGAAGAAGAGGCGCTTGAAACAGAAGCAACTCTCGATGAAGCAAAAGCTGAGAAGCCAATGGATGGCGACGCAGCTGCAGCAGAAGTTGCTGCTACAATTAAAAAAGGCGCACCCAATCAAGCCAAAGCTCCAACAACTAAAACTGGCATGATCAATGCTATGGTTGGTGCCATGAAGGGTATGAAGAAAGCAGATCTTCAAGCAGGTTACGGTAAAATCATGGCTTCTATGAAAGCTGAAGGTTTTGACGTAGAAGAGCTTGAAGCGATTGCTGAAGCGGAAGAAGTTTCTTTCCGTGAAATCAGACAGATCACTTCTGCTGATGTCAACGTCGAAGAAGACGTCAAAGCTATCTTTGGTTCGGAAGAACTGACAGAAGACTTCAAAACACAAGCGACCACAATTTTTGAAGCAGCCGTTGTTTCAAAGGTAAACGAAATTCTTGAAACTGTTACTGTAGATCTCGAAGCAGAACTTGAGGCAGATAAAGAAGAAATCCACGAAGGTCTGGCTAATCGCCTTGACGATTATCTGGAGTATGTTGCTGAAGAGTGGATGAAAGAAAATGAACTGGCAGTTGAGCAGGGCATTCGTTCAGAAATCGTAGAGAATTTCATGAGCGGTCTCCGCAACTTGTTCGCAGAAAACTACGTTGACATTCCTGAAGAGAAAGTTGACTTAGTAGATGAACTCGCAGCCAAGGTTGAGGAATTAGATGCTTCTATGAACGAAGAAATCGACCGCAACATTGAACTGCGTAAAGAATTGGTAGAGGCAAAGGCAACTCTGGTATTTAACGATATCTCAGAAGGTCTTACCGAAACTCAGTGTGAAAAGCTGCAATCTCTTGCTGAAGGTGTAGAGTTTGAAGATGCTGAGCAGTATGCCGATAAACTCTCAACAATCAAAGAATCATATTTTGCAGAGACTGCAGAAGAAACTACTGGTTCTTTGACTGAGAACTTCGCAATGGATGATGAGCCACTTGAGCTTGACGAAGAAACTTCTGCTGTTGCAGTTGATCCTTCTATGGCGGCTTACATGGATGCCATTTCAAGAACCGCTAAAAAGTAATATTTTATAAATAATAATTGTAAAAAGGTAGATTACCGAAAGGAGAACCTAACATGTCTGACAATCTTGTACAGAAGTGGCAACCGATTCTGGAGCACCCAGAACTTGATGCCATCAAAGACCCCCATAAGCGCAGCGTAACAGCAACGCTTCTGGAAAACCAACAGAATGCAGCCCGTGAGCAAGCAATGCAATTGGGCGGCAATTTCAACCAATCACTTTTGGGTGAAGCAGCTCCAACAAACGCAATGGGCGCTTCCAGCTCCAGTGCTGCTGATGGCGCAATCGATACGTTTGACCCAGTACTGATCTCTTTGATCCGTCGCTCGGCTCCAAACATGATCGCATACGATGTTGCTGGCGTTCAGCCAATGAGTGGTCCAACAGGACTGATCTTCGCAATGCGTTCACGTTATGAAGGTCAAGGCGGTGCTGAAGCTCTGTTTGGCGAAGCTGATACAAACCACTCTGCTTCTGCAGCTGGTAACACTGCTTCGTATACAACACAGACAGGCACAAACCCAGGAACTGGTACTTATACTACTTCTACTGGTATGGCTCGTTCTGATGCTGAAGCTCTGGGCGATGGCGCTACCAACGCATTCCAAGAGATGGCATTCTCAATCGAGAAAGTAAGCGTAACAGCTGTTTCTCGTGCGCTGAAAGCAGAGTATTCAATGGAACTCGCTCAGGATCTCAAAGCCGTTCACGGTCTTGATGCTGAAACAGAACTGTCGAATATCTTGTCTACTGAAATCTTGGCAGAAATCAACCGTGAAGTTATCCGTTCGATCAACATGACAGCTGCTGCTGGTGCTCAAACAGATACAACCACTGCTGGTACTTTCGATCTGGACACCGACTCGAATGGTCGTTGGTCAGTTGAGAAATTCAAAGGTCTGATCTTCCAGATCGAGCGTGACGCCAATGCGATTGCAAAAGCAACTCGTAGAGGTAAAGGTAACATCATGATTACTTCTTCTGATGTTGCTTCTGCTTTGAACATGGCTGGTGTTCTTGATTACACCCCAGCTCTGTCGAACAACCTGAATGTAGATGACACAGGCAATACTTTTGCTGGTGTTCTGAACGGTCGTATCAAAGTATACATCGATCCATATGCAACAGGTAACTTCTACACAATGGGCTACAAAGGTACATCGGCGTTTGACGCTGGTCTGTTCTACTGCCCATACGTGCCGCTGCAAATGGTTCGTGCGGTAGGTGAAAACACCTTCCAGCCAAAAATCGGCTTTAAAACTCGTTACGGTATGGTTGCTAACCCATTTGCAACTTCTGCCGCTGACGGTGCCGTCGACGCTGCGAAGAAAAACATCTACTACAGAAAAGTCAACGTTACTAACCTTATGTAATAAGAATCGGGCTAACCGATCTATGACTATAAAACTGGGCGGCTTCGGTCGCCCTTTTTTATTGCCTAAATACTAAGTAATTCTGGAG